GATCAACGATGATCTCAGGCTCATCCTCATCAACACCATACATAAACTCTTTGTGTGCTGCTGCTTCTAGTTGTTCCATGATATCATCAGTGTAGTACTTCTCAGGATTCTCATTGATGCTTTTACCAAACACCTTAGTACCATCAGGCAGTTCATACCGTGTTGATACCTTCTTGATAATATCATACTTCTCTGCAAGATCAAGAAGGCCGTAGTAACGATCCAGTCCTGTATCATAGGACAGTTTTACTTCTACTTTCTTGTTCTCTTTGGTAAAGCGTGACTTGTGCATTGTCACTTTGATGATATTACCAATTACATCTGTACCATCCTTGTCCTTCTTCTTAGACAGCATAGCGATAGACGATGCTGCATACTTGAGTCCAGAACCACCAGAGATTTCTTTTGTCGGGATATATGCGCCGACAACATCATAGACATGGTTTGTTACAAGTAGTGGTACGTTTGCTTTTGCAAGTTTCAATGACAGGACACGGAATGTACCTCGCAGTAGCTGCGCTTTTGTCATATCCCTTGCTTGTTTACCAGAAGCTGTATCTTCCAGTTCTTTTACCGATGAGAGCATACCAAGCGAATCCAACACCATCATCATAGGTGGCTGATCCTTACTGTCATTGTATGAGTCTAGCATACGAACAGCATTGGTACGAAACTCTTCGATTGATTGCGGCTCAGAGATAACAACGCGATTGACATCGATACCTCTAGTTGTCATCATATTCTTCGTAACTGCGGCTTCTGTGTCAAAGTAAATGACCCCACCATCTGGATTGTCCTCAAGAAACTGCTTGATAACTCCTAGAGCGAAAAAGGTCTTCCCCGTCGCGCTTTCACCCGCAAATGCTACTATTTTGCTGTTAGGAATACCGCCATACAAACTACCAGACATAGCTGCGTTTAGAATGTATGAACCAGTATCAATAGTACCAGAAAACTCTGAACTATTCTCACCGCTGCTGGCTACATGCGTATTATCAATACCAGCAATTACATTATTAAGAAAACTCATCCTTTATATACCTCATCAAGTTTATCATTAAATTGTTCAATCTTCTGCATACGAACACCACCTGGCCAGTAAATGTAATCCTTATCAGGATTTGCTGCTAAGTTGTTCAGCAATGGCTTTATCATGTTATATAGAGTATCGCATTTTTGTTGCAGTTTGTCAAGTCCTTCTTCGGTCGTAGCAACAGTTTTCTTTGCTTGCTGTACGACTTGAAGTTCTTCTTCTGTTACTGCTGTGAATCCAAAATCGAAATCAGACATGTGTGTACCTTTCTATTTCCAGAAATCTTCTAGTGTCACCACCTTCTCAGTCTTCCAACCGATAACATCCAAGATAACCCTGATAGGATCAATGAACGCTTTGCTGAACTGCGTATCATAGTCGATAAACTTTTCCAGTGCAAACTCAGGCGGAAGATTGTTGATGATTGAGATGACATTCTGTCCAGTTCCATTAGGCTCTTTGAGATAACAGAACTTGATCTTTTCTCCATCTTTGATGGTTTGATATCGCTTCTCCAATCCACCCTTTCTGATCAGGTGATTGTAAAGCAGGCCCCCACGGACATGGATGGGAGTACCCTTCGCTAGAACAAGAGTATCCTTGTTGTTACTATCATATTTATTCAGATCAGACAGTGAGCGGGGGAAAGCGATATCTTCAAATGGAAGCGACAAGAACTTGTCTTTGAAGTCAGAGATGAACTTCTGTACGTCTTCTTCAGTCTTGTTCAGAGTGATATCAATTGCTTCCTTTAGAGCATCCCTACAAGCCTGCGGGGTCGATGATTTGACAGTCTCGATTCCCATCATCTTGAGTTTAGGCTCAGTGAAGCGAACACCCTCACTATCATATACATTGAGCATGTATCGCTTCTTAGCAGTCCATATACCCTTGTCAGCGATCACCTCACGAGCCATAACCATCTTTTGCTCGTAAGCATTCATTAGATCAGCAAGGTCTTGATAACTCTGATCAATAAAAGGTTCAACCTTCTCTGAAGCAACTCTATCAAGGAAGTCAACGATACGCCCACGAAACGATATCTCCGTCTCTCCCTCTCGTAGTGATAGCACCTTATCAACCAGCCTGTCAAAAGTAATGTATACTGAATCCGTATCTGACGCAATAACATAGTCTTCTCCCTCTGTCGAAAGCAACTTGTTTAGATATTCATTCAATCTTTTCTCAATCCATCTGATAGACAACTGACCAGACAGTGTAATAGCTTCTGCTTGACGCACATCAAAGAAACGGAAGTACTGATTACCAAGCGCACCATAAGCAGAGTTCAACTGAATCTTCTTGGCCATCTGCAAGTTCTTGTACTTCGATATCTTCTTGTTCACCTCATACCGTAGTCCCTTGTCTTTGGTAGTCTCCAGTTCTTTCTGTGCAATGATCATCTCCTTCTTATATAGAGATCGTTCATCATACATGGTTTGCATCATCTCTGGAAGGAAGCCTTGCTTATCCTTGCGGAAGAGGTGGCCATTGGCTGCAAGAACCTTGTCCTTTGGAAAGTCTGGTACGATACCATCAATCATATCATCCATGTCAGTCTGAACATACTCACCCTCGACAAAAGTGTCAGGAGAAATATTATACTGCATGATCAGATGCGGATACAGAGAGTTCAAGTCAAACGACATCACCCAATTGTGGCCACCCACCTGTGGCTCTTTGACATACGCACCAGCATATGCTTGCGCTTTGAAGGAAGTCTTCTTTGGTGGAATGACAACCTTCTTATCTAGCAAGTAGTTGTGAATCAGAACATCCCACAGGCGAACCTGTGTGAATACATCTGCATAGTTGACTTTAGCGTCATATGCGATAGCGAGAGCGGTATCGATCAGCTTCATCTTTTCATCGATACGCTCAACCAGTTCAACGTCCTTGATATTATAGTCGATGAACTTCTGATAGTCAGTACGATACAGTTCATGCAGCGTACCAACCTCAGAGTAGTCTAGCTTCTTCTCACCAATCTCTACATGAGCGATGTGATCAAGACGATAGGATTCTTGTTGTGTGTAGGTAAACTTGCGATAGAGTTCAAGGTAGTCCAGCGTAGCAAGTCCAGCAAGTTCATAAGCCTCTTGCGTCCTGTTCCACTGCTGGATTTCTCGACGGTTCAAATTCCTAAGAGGAGACATCCTCTGAGCCATCTTCTCATCATACAGACGACTGATACGATTAACCAGATAGGGAATATCAAAGAACCTGACATTCCAACCAGTAACGATATCAGCATCCATCTTTTCCCAAAACTCTAGGAATTTCATGATCAGTCTGTTCTCGTTCTCACAGTCAAGATAACGAACATCTGATCTTGTGTTGTTGTACTCCCCAACACCAAAGACGAACACCCTACCCTTCACCTTAACGGTGATAGCAGTGATCGGCTGCTTTGCATCAGCAGGCTCTGGAAACCCTTCCTCAGAACCAACCTCAATGTCAATGTTAGCAACACGAATATGATCCATGTCATAGTCGTTACCATACTTCTCATTGAGACATGCGTACTCATACGTCGTGGAACCATAGACGGTAAATCCATCGACATCAGTGTACTGCTTCACAAAGTCTCTTGCTTCACGAATGGAGCCTTGTTCGACAGGTTCAACAGACTGGCCATTGATTGTCTTCCAATCACTCTCACGTCGTGAGGCTAGGTAAAATGTTGGGGAGTAGGGAACCTTGTCTAAGAAACGACGACCATTATCATAGCCTCGAATGAAGACAAGGTTCCCGCGTGTGTATGTGTTTGTATAGAATCTCATAATGTAAATATAACAAAAACCATACGGTTTGTCAAGACCTTATTTCAGGTCTTCAGCAGTTAGTGGTGTTAGTTCAGACATACGCATGATCATTTCCATTTTCTCATCTTCTGGAAGAGGAATCATACCAGCATCTGAAAGCATACCATCTTCACCCCAATGCTTTGTCCACTCATCCATGTATTCTTCAACGCCCGGAATTACACCGACATGTGCGTGTTTTACATAGAAGTAAAGTGAACGAGAGATAGAGTAGCTACCATCTGCAATCGCATCAAATGTAGGCTCACCGCCATCCACGATTGCACCGTGAAGTACATCAGAGTTCTGATCAAGATAGGAGAAACCGAAAATACCGTATGAAGCTGAATCTTCTAGTAGTTTCTGAACAATTAGATTATCCTGTTCACCAGCTTCAATGTAAGCACCATCAGTACGCATTGCACGACACTTTTTACCCTTCTTGTCGCCACGAGCGATTGATGCTGCTTTAGCGATTGGGTCTTTTGCACAATAGCCTTTCTGATTGACCATCTCTACAAATGACGCACGAGTACCAGAAGTTGTAGGCGGGCCCATCACACGAATAGGAAGATTTGGTAGATCAGGATTGATCTGATTCCAGTGTGTGTATGGATTATCGATCCATGTACCATCTTCTTGTGGAATTTGTGCTGTCAAAGCCTTACCAAGATCAGACTTTGATATGTTGAGTTGAATACCATCCTTTGAACCAGCAACAACGATACCGTCGTAACCAACTTTAATTTCTGTTACTGTGACTCCGTTCTCATCACAATAAGCAAGTTCTTTTGTCTTCATGCGTGAAGATGCGTTACCGATATCAATAAACTTTGCACCAATACCTTGACATACGCCTTTCTTTCCGACAGATGATCCGCCAGATTCTACGACAGGAGTTTTGTGGGAAGGACTGTTACCTAGTTGTTCAGCAACGATTGTTGCAAAGGGAAGGACTGTTGAAGAGCCGGCTATACTTACATAGTCTCTAGCATGAGCGGCTGATGAAATTAAAATAGCACTAAATAGTACTATGAGCGATTTGTACATGATCGTTCTCCTATATGATTGAGAGGCAGCAAATTCGCACTTTGCTGTCTCTTTTCGTATTTAGAAGTTGCAGTTTTTTTGCACTTTTGTTACAAAAGTTAATCCTGCATCTTAAGTGCGAGATCAGTGGTTTCAGTCACACGGCGTGTCCATCCACGACCAAATGTACCAAATGTCTTCAGTGCTTCATAGTATCCTTGTCTACGATGCTGATACTCGACAATTGCTGTCTGTACACTGTTATGCTCTAGGTACTCAGCAACCTTACCAAGTGTACCTGGCCCGATTGCACCGTCCTGTGTCGCGCCTACAAGACCCTGTAGGTACTTAGCTGCTCTACCTGTACCAGCATTGACCCCAAAATCAAAAACGCAGAGATCAAGACCCCAAGGAAGTTCATCACCCTTTACCCTATCCCAATAGTTCTTTTTGTAGATGGGTTCAACATCTTCGACTGTCAAGTCTTTCATGTCTTTGTCTCCACCCCACTCTTCGTAAACTCTCTTAGTCACACCAAGATTAGTTTCACCGCCTGGGTCTTTCGGATGATTTACATAACCGCCTTCATGGTGAAGGATGGTTTCTAAACATGTACGATAATTCTCTGCTGCCATTTCATTCTCCTTTAAAAAATAGGGGGTTGTTACACCCCCTATTTAGATTATTGGATTTCAATAAGTTTTGGTTTCTTTTCATCTGGGATGATACGCTCCAGTTCAATAACCAACATACCATTCTTTAATTCAGCACCATTTACTATAATGTCATCAGCCAGAGTAAATGTGCGATTGAACTTCTTCATGGAGATACCCTTGTGGAGCATCCTTGTCACATCCCCTTCTGCATTATCGTAAGTTGAGCGAATAGTTACTTCACCCTGTGCATACTCAACCTCAACATCATCCTTTGTCAGACCTGCGACGGCCATGTCAATGAAGAATGCTGTATCTGATTCTTTACGAATGTTATATGGGGGAAACCCTGTTGATTGTTTCTGGTGCTTATGATATTGCTGCATTTGTTCCAGAACGCGATCAAAGCCAACGGCATAGGGCGTAAGTCGATTGATATCGAAAGTAGTTAAACGTGTCATTTGCTAATCTCCTATTAAGCAAGATTGTTGTTGTATAAGACCCATAAGGCGTCTTAGTTCATTATATAGTAACTCTTGTATCGTTTGTCAAGAGTTTTCTGCAATTTTTTTTGCTCTACCCAAGATAAAATCTTGCTGTAGTGCTTTGAATAAGTCTGGCTCAGAATAGTTAGGCCCTTTCAGCACCTTACCATCTTCACGGTAAATTGGTTTACCGTCTGCGCCAAGTTTAGACATATTTGATCTTTGTACTTCAGCAAAGCACTTGTCGAGATCAATCCCAAATGCATGACCAGCACCATAAGTCACATACAGAATGTCAGTAAGAGCATCTGCGACTGCGATATAGTTCTTTGCTTCTATTGCTTCTTTGAGTTCACCAAGTTCCTCTTCGATCAACTCAACTCTTAGTGCTTGTGTAGCTTCATCTGGAAACTCTGGTGTTTCTTTTACCTCTTGTCCAAATGCATTCATAAAGTCCTCTACCTGTCGAAAGTTAGAGTATATCAATCTTTTTTCCATATTATCGCTTTTTTCCAATATTATATTTTGCTGTTAAATTCCACTCATTCTTCTCTTTGTACGGCAGCACTTTGATTTGTGATAGTGGTGCTACAGGATCAGAAGACTTACTACTTTCCACTAATCCAATCAATCCCCACTCAGAGAGTAGGTTAGCGATTGTGTTGCGTCGTGCGATATCGTCTTCAGTGAAGTTGCTAGGCTTACCGTCTAGTGCAAACAACTCTTTAAAGTGTACGATATAGTACTTACCTTGTTTGTGAAGAATATGACAAGACTGATAGATTGTCTTGTCTTTGCGAGAGGCCACCCCAATACGAGTCAATGTTTCTCGAATCTTCAAGAAATCATCATCTTCCTTTAGTGTCACCTCAACGAGATTACTGATGTCAATCGTCATTACTCCCACCTTTTTCCAGTGTGTTTCTTATTGTTATAAGCTGTTCGGGAGAAAGGATAGAAAGTGCTTGAAGTGCTTTAGCATCGTTGTAACCATAATACTGCTTCACCACGGACAAATCTCCTTCATCATCTTTCTTCACCCATTTAGCAAACCTCTTTTTGGGTCTAACACTATTTAGGAAATACTCAAATTGTAGGAGATTATCCGCTTCGTATCGTTGATTCATCTCATTAGCCACACCAATTGTATCCATGTGATAAGACATAGCACGATTGGTAAGAAACATGTTGTAAGACTTCTCAGCGAGTTTGTCGTTCTCTGTTCCTCGCATCAGATTTTGCTTACTAGTATTGATAGCGTTTACATAATCAAAAGGATTCATTGCTTATTTCCACTCAACCTCTACCATCAGTTCGGTGAGAAAAGCCATGAAGTTGATCTCTTGATCAGCAACAAAAGCAGACTTATATTGATAGTCAGCAAGTGTCACAACCGTTTGAGGAATACTCTGTGGCTGAATATTCTCAGTCATGTTATCATATATTTTACGAAAGAGTGGTGTTACATCACCATCGACATTCTGCGCTACCCACTTACGAACAGCACTAAACTCTTTGTTCCTTAGAGCATCGACAAGAGTGTCTAGATTCTTGTCAGTAAATGTTGCAAGAATACCTGTATCGATAGAACCAGTTGCACCATACCGTTGCAGTTCATTCAGAACCCTTCGATTATCAGGGAAGTGTTTCTTGATTACTTCTGCAACTACCTTAGGCTCATATGTGACACCTTCAAGCACAAGAATCTTCTGTACACAGTCGAACAGTTCTTTGGCCATCTGCGGCTTGTCAGCTTTACCGATCTTAAACTCAACAACAGAACACCGGCTCTGCAAAGGATCAATGATCTTATTTACAAAGTTACATGTCAGAATGAATCCACAGTTCTTACTGTACTCTTCCATGAAGTTTCTCAATGCAGGTTGCACTGAGTTAGCATTGAGATAGTCAGCCTCATCAAGGATGACATATTTACGCCCACCTGAGAATGACACAGATGACGCAAAATTTCTCAGTTCATTACGCAGGACATCGATTGATCGTCCCTCATCTGAACCATTGATCACGATATAATCACAGTCCAACTCCTCTAACATGGCTCTAGCAATAGATGTCTTACCGACACCAGCAGTACCTGTTAGAAGGAGATTGGGAATGTTTTTATTATCTACAAAAGTCTGAAAGGTTTCTTTCAGTTGGGGTGGTAGAATAGTATCCTTTACCATCTTTGGTCGATACTTTTCTACCCACAAAAAATCATCACGCATTACATTTCCATCATATAGTTGTTTGGGTACTTAGTCAGAATACTCCGAATTTGTTTCTGTTGCTACCCAATACTCAATGTGACCAGAAGTGTTCCTAAAGTGTGAGATACCAGCTTTGGAGATTTTCACTTCATAGTCGCCTGGAATAAACTTTAGATTCTCAGTCTTGAATACCATGTCAAAGGTAGCACCGTTCTGTGGTGCAACATCACGACTGTATTCGTTTGAAGTTGGGTTTTTAGTATCAGTAGCAACAAGAGCAATACCCGTAGCACCACCACGAACCACCACTTCTGGTAGGCCAAGCTGGTTAGCAGCAGACACAACAGCTTTCAGATCATCTGCACTAGCAGTGAAAGAGATGTCTGGATTAGGCATGTCGATATTCTTCTCTGGTGGTGATGTCACCATTGAGGAATCTGTGTAGGTGTAACGTGAACGCGACTTGTTGTTCTCATCACGGATCGTTACATCCATCTCACCGAATGCGTAGTCTGCATTTTCAAACAGACTTGCTAGACCAAGAAACTGGTTCAGTTCATAGATAGCAAAGTCTACTGGAAAGTTTTCTTCGACAACCGCTTGAGCGAGAATATTCTTCTGCTCACTTACAGTACGGATTGTGTTACCCGCTTTGAACGCGAGTGACGGATTGATGGTTGAAAAGTTCTTCAACACATTCATAGTATTATCACTGATTCTCATCATCATTTACCTCAGTTCCATTTTCAAGTGAATCAATATAAAGAGCCATAATAGCATAGTGGACGACTTTTAGCAAGTCTTTTCGGTTTTTACCTTCCTTCTTACCGTAACGCTGACAATATTTGATAATATTACCCATGCAGAATCCTTCGCCGTGTCCACTGTCGATGATGAATTCTGTTGACTGAAACTTGTTGAAAGAGTAGTGGCCATCGTAAGTAGCAGCCACATAATCGTATACTTCTTTCAGAGTCTTATCTTCTTCAAACTTAAACTTGCTCATGTTACTTCTTCATGTTTTTGATTGCGTCAGCGTCAGCAGTTGCAGCAGCACCAAGTTGAGCGATATCAATCAGGCTACCACCGAATGTATATGAACCAGTGTGGAGAAGTTTCATCCACGGACACATATAAGTTTCTACACCAATTTTCTGCATCCACTGACAGAACATATAATCTTCAGACAGGTAACGCTTCGACTCAGGATCAATCAGTGCTTGGAAGTACATCATGATTTCACGAGTACCATCAAAGTGCTTAGTACGAACATGATCAGGTAGGTACGAATAATCAGGATACGCATCATTGAACTTCTGGAAGGCTTGCTTGGTGATCATCATGAATCCAGTACCACCTTCAAGAACAGAAACTGGTTCATCGAGTCTAAGTTCTGTATCACTTGTGTTTGGATTGAACACATAGTCACCAACAAACTTTTCTAGATTGCCTGGGTTCTCATCGGCAAATCCTTTATCGACAGCCCGCTTGATCTTTTCCCAAGCAATAGTCTTCTTAGGATATGGGCCACACAGAATATCCCTACGCTTTGAATCATCAGGTTCATCCTGATCAGATAGAGCAGCTAGGGTGATCACATCGTTAGGATCAAAACCGATATCGGAGTCGATGAACATTAGGTGCGTATAATCACTACGCATAAACTCATCTACACAATAGTTTCTTGCTCTAGTGATAAGGGATTCATTAAAGAGATAAAAGAATTTGATGTCGATGTCATATGCTTGAGACATTTTCGCTAGATCGGCTGTAGACTTTGTGTACATACCGTGACATTGACCACCATACATTGGTGTAGCGACAAAGATTT